ACCACTTCGGCCACGCCGTCAGTGGTAGTGGCGGTCACGCTCATGCCGTCGGATGCGTGCAAAGTCACCTTGCTGCCCAGCTTGATGCTGGTGGCGGCAGCGGAGAAAGTGGTCTCGAAGACCATATCCTTGCTCACGCGGATGACGGGGATGATGTCTCCTGCAGTGCAGGCGCTGTCCTTCTCACACATGGAGATGTAAGTGGGTGCAGTGGTGCCGGTGGCGATGGCGAGGTTGCCAGCGCTCTGCACCAGCGCCATGCCCACCTTGGGAGTGATAGCCCCGCAGGGCAGATACTCGATGCCGGGCACTCTGCCGTCATCGGTGGAATGAACTTTGAAAGCCATAGTAAAATGCTCCTTTCGTTATTTCTTCACATACTTGTTGTAGTGCTGCTGGATTTCCGCGTCGGTGGCGTTAGGGTTGAAGGCGCGATAGGCCTCCTTCACGTCCGCCGGTACGGATACAGCGCCCGCTCCTCTGGTGGTGGTTTGGCTCAGATGCTGCTTGCTCTGGGCAGCGTTGATGGCAGCCTGTCTGGATGCCGCCGCTGTGCTGCTGGTCAGAGTGTCGTAGTTCGCCAGTTTGAAGGCATCCACAAGGTTGTTGCCCTTCTTCACCAGTTCGTAGAACTTGGGGTAGGTCTCCATCTTGGCGATGTCCTTCAGCTCCTTGATGCTGGGGTCGATGGCACTGATTTCCTTCAGCTGCTCATCAACTCGCATCCGCGCCTGCTGTTCCTGCGCCTGCTTCGCGGCTTCCTGCGCCGCCTGCTGCGCCTGCTTCGCCTCCCGGACTTCCGGCAGGTTGGCAACGAACTCGTTGAACTCAGCGTCCGTCATGCCGCTCTTCTTCAGAACGCGGGCTTTCTTCTCAGCCTCGAACTGCGCGCGGTACTCGTCGTACTCCGCCTTCGAGGTGATGGGCTTCTTGGTGTATGGGTTGGTCAGCCCGCTGTTCTTGAAGGCCTCGTCGATGGTGCGCTGGGCTTCCGCCTGCGCTTCCTGCTTGGCCTTCTCGATAGCAGCATCCCGCTCGGCTTCAGCCTTTCTTCTGGCTGCCGCAAAGCGTTTGCGCTCTTCAGGGGACTGCTCAGTGCCCTCACCGGCACCGTCGCCGGTGCCGTCAGCGGTCTCTTCCGTTTCGGCAGGGTCGGCGACTTCCTGCTCTTCTTCGCCTTGCGTCTCCTCGGTCTCGCTTGCAGGGTCGGCGACTTCCTGCTCGTTTCCGCCTTCGTCGATACCGAATACTGCGCCGTAGTCGATGGTGTCTTCCATATTGGTGCTCCTTCTGCATTTTTGCGCTATTGCTGCGAATATTTTGCGGGACAGTCTGTTCCCGGCCTTCATGCCACCGGGGAGCGCCGGGCGGTCTTACTTCTTGCCGCCACGCAGGTCGTTACCGGTCTTCACGGTGCTGTTGCCCTTCTTGCCGCCAGCGGGCAGAGGAGCCTTGACCTTCTGAGCGCCGCTGTTCTGGATGCTGCCAGCGTATCCCTTCTTGTTGCTCATCTTCTCGTCCTCCTTTCCCGGTTGTTCTCCTGCGTTCCACCGGCGTGCGGCGGGTGTCCCACGCCCGCCGCGTGCCGGTGTTCAGGAGGCCGCGCTATACGCGGATATGAGATGATTGCTTATATTTAGACAGCTCCGGGCTGTGCCGGTGCCGCTGTCTGCTGTCGTGCTGCCGCAGCAGCGTCCTGCTTCGCCTTCTGGATGACGGCCTGCGCCATGCGCGGGTCGATACCGTGCTGCTGGGCAGGCTGCTGCGCCTGCTGTTGGCGTGCCTGCATCTGCATCTGCAGCTGCTGCATCATCTGCTGCTGCGCCTGCTGCTTCTGCAGTTCCTCTTCCAGATAGCTGCGCGTCTCTCCCGCTCCGGGGTAGTGGAGCATTTCCATCTTCGTCCAGAACAGGATGAGCGTCTGCAGGCTTGCCGGGTCGCCGAAGGCTCCCGTCTGCAAATTCATGCGGGTTTCCTGCCACATGGCCTCGCGGTTGGATGCCAGCGGTGCCGAGGTGTCGCAGGAGAACAGGAACTGGTCGTTCCAGCACCACTCACCGGCAGCGTCCTTCTCTAAGAAGTCGTACCGGTTGAAGGTGTCGTACTTGGCGTTGCCGTGGATGTCATTGGAGACGACGGGGCGCGGCTCGTCAGTGTAGGCCAGTCGGAACTTGAACATAGCCTCGAACAGCGCAGCGTAGGCAGCGTCCTTCATCACGCGCTTGCTCTCCAGTCGTCCGGCACTCTGAGCTGCTGCGAACTCCTTGGCCTTGCCGCTGGTGGCCGTGCGGTCTGCACGGCCTTGGAAGCTGTCGGTAATGCCGATGACCTGCCGCGCCTCCTCGTACACTTGGTTGAGGTACACGAGGTCGTATTCTACGTTGCCCTGCAGGTCGTAGACATCAATCAGCGCTTTCGTTGCCGCATTGCCGGGTCGGATGACCTTCATATCGTCAGCGTCCACCTTGATGCTGGCCTCGTCCGGCAGCGTGATGTAGCTGCCGCTCTTGCACAGCTTGTCGATGATTTTGGCCTCGATGCGGTTGGTGGTGTTCTGCTGGTCTGCGATTTTGTCGATGTCGCTGTCGCCGAGGAATCTGCCGTACACGCTCACGTTCTTCTGCAGGATGACAGGAAAGATGTCCGGCTTGTAGAACGGAATGCGGGTCGGCTCCTCGATGACTTCCATCACCGGCAGCCCCAGCTCGTCAAACTCCGTTTCCGAGGGCACCGCGCGCTTCACTACGCCCGGAATCTGTCCGCCGCCTGTCAGGTCGATGGGGATGTAGACCTCCTCGAACTCTTCCTCGGTCTCTTCCCAGTTGCTGGCTCCGCAGTACGGGCATGTCTTGCCGCCGCCTCTGCGGTGCATAGGCTTGGCAGGCTCCAGCGCCGCCGCTTCCAGCTCCTCCGCCGAAACGAGCGAAGCGCCGGGCAGCTCGCCCGGTGCAAAATCACCCTCTGCAGGCTCCGATGCCAGCGGCTCTACCGCGCCGCACTTCGTGCAGCGTCTCAGTCGTCTGGCCTGATAGTCTTCGAGGTCTTCCAGCTCCGTGTCGTTCACCCAGCTGTACAGGCCGATGCCGCCCTTGTCGTTGCGGTAGTAGGCGATGTACTGGGTCACGAGGTCGTCTGCGGTGTTGTCGCCGTCGCTGCCCTTGATGTCAGGCTCCTGCTCCGTCTCGTCCTTCACGTCCACGCCGTACTTCCGGCGGATGTACTCCTTGGTCTGGGGGATTTTCAGGATGATGTAGTCCATGTCCTCCACGCCGGTGTATACGCCGTCCTGCGGGATGATTTGCTTGGGGTGCATGGTGGATACCACCAGCTCGCCGATGGTGGAGTGCGTGCGCCGGTTGTTGTCCCATTCCACAAGGAAGGCAGCGCCGCCCTGAATAGGCACCGTGCGCTCCATCATGTCATTGAGCTGTTCAAAGGGCAGTCTGTCCAGCTCGTTGCGCAGCATGTCCTCGATGAGTTTTGCCTTCAGCTCATCCTTCTGGCGGCGGGCAGTCACCTTCGGCTGGGGGATGTTGCTGTCGGTCTGCGCCTCGATAAGCTCCGCGCAGATGTTGCGCACATGGGGCGTGGTTTTCTTCCGCTCTCCGGCCACGATAGTCTTCAGCTCGTCGGTGCCGCGATACAGTGCCTCCCGCTCGTCCATGCGCGAGATTTCGCCGTCATAGGCGCTCTCGTTGCTTTTCAGACGTTCCTGCCACAAGTGCAGCTTCGTCTGGTCTGCCTTTTTCTTCTTCATGTCGTCCTCCTATCGTTGGGGTCGTCCCCAGCGTTTTATCAGCATCTCCCGCTCCGCCGGGGAAGCATTTTCGTAGTCCTCCCACTGGGATGCCGTCCACTTCACGCCCGCCGCGCCGTTCTGCCACTTGGTGTAGCGCTGCTGCGGCCTGATGTAGTGGGCGATGGCAAGGCTCATCACGCAGTCATCGTGTGCACCCGCCTCCGCTTCCGGCTTCCAGTCTTCGCCGCGCACGAAGGTCAGCATTTCCTGCAGCGTGGTCTGGTCGTTCACGATGGTGATGTCCTCGCGGGTGGCCTTTATCAGCTCAGAAATGATAACAGGGCGGGTCTTTGTTCCCGTCCAGAATCCGAAGCTGTGCTTGACGTTGTGGGTGTAGTCGTCGATGGTCTCCCGGACGTACTGCTTTGGGTAGCGCAGACGTTCCAGCTCCATGACCGGGTAGGTGGAGAAGTTCGTCTCGATGCCCACCAGCGCCGTGTTATAAAACACGCCGAGGCAGTAGACCTGCCGGGCGAATACGTCCTCGTCGAATTGGTGGCGCAGCATGCACACCTGCTTGCCGGTGCGATTGTCCAGCACCTGCGCCACGAAGCTGTCGCTGCCGTTTCCGGCGGTGTCGCCGCCGATGACATACGGCACGTCCTTCTCCGGCTCCTCGTAGATGCGGATGAAGCCGTCCTTGTCGTCCACCCACTGGATGTCTGTCAATTTCAGCCCTGTATCGGTGAAGGAGAAATACCCGGTCTTCTTCGGCTGGATGTTCTCCTGCAGCCGCCGTGCCACAGCCTTGCTGTTGAATACGCTCTTGCCGGTCACGCCCCACATGCCGAGGCAGTAGACCATGTAGTAATACTCATCCGTCTCTTTGAAGGCCTCCAGCGTCTGGATGGCCTCCTTGGACAGAAAACGGTTGTCCTTGTAGGTGCTCTCGTGGGTGCGCGTTCTGTCGATGGCCTTCTTGCGCTCTACCGGGTCTTTGATGTCGAAGTCGAAAAAGCGCTTCTTCAGCCAGTGGGTGATGCTGATGGGGTTGAAGCTCAGAATGATTTGCAGGTAGTACGGAAAATTCGTTCTCAGTCGGATGTCCAACTGGTTGAAGTCTCCCTCCAGCAGCTCGCTGGCCTCTTCAATCCAAACACCGGTGATGTCGTAGATGGACTTCAGCTTCTCCACGTCGTCGAGGCCTGCGAACAGTATCTCGCTGCCGTTCTTGAAGCGGATATACATGTCGCTGCCCTTGCCGCGCGGGATGAAGTCGATGTGCTCGGAATAGTAGTCGTAGGCCTGCCCCTTCAGCTGCTCGAAGCAGCTCTCGCGGATGGTCTTCGCCACTTTGCGGCATACCAGCCACCGGTGCCCCGGCTCCGACGTTACCCGCTCCAGCACCTTGCGGCCTGCAAAGATGCTCTTGCCGCTGCCGCCGCCGCCCTTCAGTACCAGATACCGGTGCGTATCCGCGAATAGTGGCATGAAGGTCTCGTTGTTGGTCTCGCACAGGCCGTTGTACCACGCAGCTATCTCATACAGGCGGTCTATCTCTTTCTTTTTCACGGCTCCTCACCAGCCTCTTCTTCTGCGAGGCTGTGTGCTGCTGCCGCCGCCTGCGCCGCCGCAATGACGGCCAGCTTCTCCTGTATGCTCAGCGGCTCCGAAGGCAGGCTCTTCCGGGTCTTGTCGCCCAGCTCCACTTCCTGCTTCTGCCGCCAGCCGTAGTTGTTCTGCAGGTTGAAGATGATGCCCTGCAAGCCCTTCTCGCGGGTCAGCAGCTGCTCTTCCAGATAGGCCTCGATGCGGGCGCGGGTCGTCTCCGTGATGCCGGAGAACTCCGGGTGCTGCTGCGGGTCGCAGTAGTTCTGCCATGTGCTCCGGTCTATGCCCAGATACAGGCACATGGAGCTGATGGACGGCGGCACGATGTATTCCGTCAGCTTGATTTCCTCGCCGTCATCGTTGAGAATGGCGCGTCCAAGGCCGTCTTTTGCCGGAACTGTGCGGCTGATGCTGCGGAAATACCGCTCGATTGCCTCGCTCAGTGCCTTTTTGCTGCCGTATTTTTTCGGTCTTCCTGTCTTCATTCCGCCGTTCCTCCTCTCCGGCGCTTATATGTTCGCGCGCGTGCGCACACGCAGGTGCGCGCTTGTCGTGGGGAAAAAGTCTTTCATGCTGCTGGCACCCGCCCGCTCGCCGTCTTTTCTGCAGCTTCCCTTGGGCGGGGCGCTTTTTATCTCGCATTCCGTCCTTCCATGCTGCACCGTATCACAAAATCCACGTCGCGGAGTGTCAACATTCAGGCAACAAAAAAGCGGGGCAGCCGCAGCTGCTCCCGCTCCTTGTCATAGCTTCCGTGGGAAGTTCTCGTAGTATTTTCTCACCAGCCTGTACAGCGTCTCCCGGCTGATGTAGTGCTTCATCGCCAGCGCCGTGGCCGTGGTGTCCGTCGTCACGAACTCGAACAATGCCTGATAGTGTTCGCCGCCGTGCTCGATGCACAGGTTGAGTATCTTCTGCTGTTCTCCCGCCGAAAGCTCGTTGTACATACGGGACACGAAGTAGATGTACCCCTGCCTGTTATAATCGACCTTTACGCCGCTCTTGTATCGGAACATCTTCTCCAGCCCCTCCTCGTCGTCAGTCCTCAGTACCCGGAAAACTCTCCCGGACAGTGCCCCCCCCCGCAAGCAAACTCCACCGTGTGGTATCGCCCCTTGGGATGGATGTACACCACCGTGCCCTTCATCGGCACGGCCTTGGATTTGCCGCTCGCATCCTCTCCGTGGATGGTCTGCGGCGTGCGCATCACCTTGTCTCCGATTTTCACAGCGCTTTCCCTCCATGCCGGTACGGTCTGGTCTTGTTGTACTCGTGCTTAATGCGCAGCAGGCCGTCCACATCCACGCCTTCCTTGCCGCACCAGTCCAGAATACGGATAAGACAGTCCAGCATCTCCACTGCGATGCCCTCCGGCTTGCACCGGGTCTTGTCCTTGCGCTCCCAGTCGCATACATCGTCGTGCTCGCAGTAGCCGCAGCAGCCGTACACCATGGGCTTGCCCCCCCGGAACTCCTCCAGCGCCTCGCTCAGCTCGCTGTGGCACAGCGCCACGATGTCGCCGAAGCTGCGCGGCTCGTCCCACCAGCCATGTGCCACCGCGTTCTTGTGGATTTCGTCGGCCAGCGCATTCAACGGCTGACGACGCGGCATGCACACCGCTCGGTCATCCCAGTATTCCGTCGCAAAGATTTTGCGCGTGTCGTTGCCGAAGATTTCCTTCATCTCCGGCAGATGCTCATTCACGGCATCGAAGTGGATGCCTCTCTGGGCGCACCACTCCAGCGCAGCGTCCAGCTTTTCTCCCGCTCGGCATGTCCAGAGAATGATTTTGCTGCCCTGCGCCTGCTCCTGCAGCACTGCGCGCACCACCTCCGGATTGTCGTCTCCGATGTCCGGCCAGTTGTTCTCGCAAAGGCACCCGTCGAAGTCCACCGCGATGATGCGGTGCTTGGTTTCGCTCATATTCTCGTCCTCCTGTGTATGTTTTTTAACGGCATCTCTCGATGTCGCTGTTTATCGTCGCTTCCGCCGCATCTCGAAGTGTATGTAGGCTCCGCGATTGATATTGTTCCTGTACCAATAGGCCTCCACCAGCTCGAAGTCCGGGTATCGCTCCTCAAACCACTGGTATGCGGTGCCCTCTTCGATGGCACCCGTGATTTCCTCGATGTCCTCCATGTTCAGCTGCCCGTCATACTGGGCAGGCTCCGGGATGACAAGGTTTCTGCTCTGATTCCAGCGCTTGTAGAAGTGCTTGTCCTTCGCCATGTAGTGGGCGAGGCCGGTCACGCCGTCATCCTCGAACTGCAGGCGCTTGCTGTTGGCGTAGCCTTTGCCCCACAGCTTCTCCATCTCGTCTCGGCTCATGCCCCCGGATACGATGAGGTGATGATGAACTCTGCTTGTCCTCTTTCCGTATTCCGTGCAGCTGATGTACTTCAGCTCCAGTCCCAGCTTCTTGTATCTGCGCTTCAGTCTTCGGATGAAGTTGTACACGTCCCGCTGGGCTTCCTCCTCGCTCACCGGCTCCTGTCCTTTCCGGTATGTGAGATGCAGGGCGATGTCATCCTCAGAGAAATTGTTGTGAACTAAGCGGGTCAGCTTCTTCTCGGCGTTCTTCTGGTTGAGCTTCTCCTGTATCTCGCTGGTGGGCTTGCACTTCTTCCTGCGCTTGCCTGCAGGCTGAAAGACAGGATATATGTCTCCGTCTATATAATCGCCGCAGACATATACGCTCTCTCTGTTGAAGTTCCTGCCCTTGTACATGTCTCCAGCCTCCTGTTGGTAGATGGTCGCTAACTTATGATTGCTTACAAGCCTTAATTCACGCGCGCGCGTGAATTATAATAGTATGCCGTTGTCCGGGGCACCGGAGCGCTCCAGCCCGCCCGTGTCTCAGCACGGACAGGATGCAAAGCTCCTGTGTCATCGCCTGCGCCCCCGGCGAAGGGGACGCAGGCGTGCATTTTACTCTTCAGGTGTCGGTGTGTAGCATTGGCACCATGCCGGTATCGGATAGCCGTATGCCACGGCACGCTTGCCGGTAGGGAAGATGTAGGTCACTCTCCCACGGTACTTTCCCTCCTGCCCGCAGCGCAGTGCCGTCTTGTGCTCCGGCCACTCTTCCTCGAAGGCCAGCGCGCATGTGTCGCAGCAGACCTTCCGTTCCTCGGCTGCCACGTTATTCCGCCTCCGGCTTGGGCGGACGGTTGGCGGGCGGGTTTTTGCGTCCCCTCAGCATGTCCATGAAGCGCCGGAACAGCCCGGCGTTGCGTCGCCTCATGCCGGATGCCGAGTAGTACCGGCGGGCGCTCTGGGCGCGGTAGGCGCTGTTTTTCATCCGCTCGCTGCGGTGGCTGCGTTTCTTGTGGTTGATAGCACTGCTCATATCGCGTACCTCCTAATTGTTCTTCGCTTCCCAGTGGTCGCAGCTGTCGCCGCCCTCCACCGTGTCTGCGCAGTGCGGGCTTTCTCCGTTGAAACAGGTGCCCACGAACTGCTCGCGCCAGCGGCATGTGCCGCAGATGCGCTTCTTGATGACGATGCGCCCCTCGCGCTGGGCATCGCTCAGCTCCAGCAGCCGGTCTACGGTGTCGTCGTAGGCGGCACCCAGCCGCTCCACGCAGTCCACCATCCCCTCGTCTCCGAAGGGGCAGCCGAAGTGCTCGTCAGTGCTGCATACCCGCTTGCCGCACGCGCGGGTCAGCTCCACGATTTCTCTATCAGTCAGCATGGCTCAGTTCCTCCGGATGCAGCACGGCGATATTCGCCATCACGCTGGCCGTCGCCCACTCCATGCTCAGCAGCATGGCGCTGCGCTGGAACTCGCTGGAGAGCGCGCAGAAAGCGTCCTCGTTGTGGTCTTTCACCGCGCTCCACATATCCTTGTGCAGCTCCTTGATGGTCTTCATCCGCACTTCGACATTCTCGATGCTTTCCTTCAGCAGCGCCCATGCCTCTCGGTCAGAGGCGAAGCCGCGCCCGCGCTCTTCCAGCGTTGCGGCCAGCAGCTCCGCGTGAGCTGCCTGCGTATTGCCCAGCAGCTTGGTCTGTGCGTTCAGCTCGCTCATGCCTGCGCCCTCCTTACTTCGCCAGTTCCCAGTCGGTGGAAAGCATGTCCGACTGGCTCGCCAACCAGCCGGGCTGCAGGTTGCGCTGGGCGGTGCGCAGCACCAGCATCTCGCATACCTCCACGCCATTGCCGTCGGCAAACTCGCTGATGTCGGCATCGGTGTGCATCTCGTTGCACTGGGCGAGGAACACATACTGGCCTTTCCCGTTCCAGCTCTGTCTGCGCACGCGCTTACCGGCATGCATCTGGTCGAGTGCCCAGCCGAAGTCGCCGGTGGCGGCCTCGCACTGGCAGTCATCCTTGCAGCAGCACGCCCCCCCAGCTTCCCGCTCGTAGAGGCTCTTCTGCATGGCGTAGCCTTCCAGCTCCCACAGGCGATTTTCGATGTGCTCGTAGCACAGCTTCTTGCCCTGCTCCACGTCGTAGTTGGCGGGGTCAACGCAGGCACTGCTCTCGGTCAGGATGAAGCCGTTGCGCAGCCGCATCGTGACCACTGTGCATTTGTCGAAGGTGGTCTCCACCTTCACGTCCGCGCTGTTCATCAGCAGGTCGATTTGCTCCTTCGTTACCTTGATATTGCTCATGTTCACTTGCTCCTTTCTGTGATGCGGTCTAATAGCCGCTCGTACATGGTTTTGTAGGTCTCCAACTCGCAGCGGATGCGGACATTCTCTTCCCGCAGGCCGCTCGCTTCCTTCGGTGCAGAGGAGGAGTACCCCCCCCCCCCCGCTTTTTGCGCCCAGCGCCAGCGCCTTGCTCAGCGCCGCTTCCAGCTGCTCCATCTCTTCCGGCGTTGCAGTGCCGATGTATGTACCCACGCGGGACTTGTCCACCGTGTAGATGTGCTCGCACATGGCAGTGCTCCGGCGCGGGGTGGAATGGATTTCGACGTGCTCCGGCATCTGGTGCTGCGTCGATGCACTGCAGAATACCACCTGCACCACGTCGCGCATCACGTTGGCCGCCGTCGCGCTCACCACGATGCCCGGCCTGTCCTTTTCCATCTCGTGCCCGGTGGCATACGGGATTTCGATGTAGAAAATATCTCCGCGTTTCACGCTTTTTCCTCCTTTGCTTTTAGCGCCCGCTCCGCTTCCTCGCGTGTTAGGAACACTCTTTTGCCAATTTGGTCGAGATTTACAGGGAATACACTCCCCGTCTTAAACTCTATGTGCATGAACGGTTGCTCTCCGTTCAGCCCAATGAACACCACTTTGCAGCGGTACGGCGCGTCACTCTTTCGCAGATAGTCTCCTGAGATACTAAACGTCACCCAGACTGTGCCACCCACTCCGCACGGCAGCACTTCCAGTCGTCCATCGCTCTCCGCTTCCATCAGCTCCACAATGCGTCCGAAGGTCACGCCTTTGCTGATGGCCTCATCCTCGAACTTCTTGTAGTTGGCGCAGACCTCCGGTGTCAGCCCGGTGTCCTCATAAGCAGCAAGGCGTTCATATCGTCTCGCGTCCCCGCACTTCATACTGACGCACCCCGTCCAGTGCGCGCACTCTCGCCTGTCTTCCATCCGGCAAAAAGCGGCGCAATAGTCGGTTTTCTGCGTTAATCTCTCCACACTTTTCACCTCCTCAACACCCCACGCCGCAGCTTGTCCTGACAGTGCGGGCAGATGTATCCATCCTTCGGCACCTTCTGCTCTTTGGCGATGTTCCAGCGCAGATTGCAGTACCGGCATGTCTCGTACCGCAGCCCCGGCAGCTCGCGCACCTTCTCCTCATGTCTCATGGCAGCCACTCCTCTATCCGCTCCCGCGCGATGTCCGCCCACAGCCGCCCAGTCTTCTCGCACACACCCTTGTCCATTCCGATGAATCGACGGCCTTCCAGCTTCGCTGCATAAGGGATGCTCCCGCTCCCGCAGCAGTTGTCCAGCACAAGGTCTCCGGGGTTGGTGTATGTGCGGATGACGCAGCGGCACAGCTCCAGCGGCTTCTGATTCGGATGCAGTGCCGATTTCTGCCGGTCTGTTTTGAACTTCCAGACGCTGGCCGGGTATCGTTCCGTGCTGTCGTAATCCGTGAATTTGTAGTCGCCGTAGTTGGCAGTTTTGGAGGCGGACACATGGTGCGCAGCCTTGCTGACCTTCCGGGCGTGGCCTGTGGTTTTCTGCGGGTTGTAGGTCGGCAGCTTCTTGTAGAACACCATCATGTCCTCGTGATTGCGCATCGGCATCTTCTTGGCATTCAGGTGCCCCGTTGGTGTAGTCTTCTCCCAGATGATGTTGTAGCGGTGCAGCTTTTCATTGGACAGCATCATCCGCGCGGTGAACTTATCCTGTCCGAACAGGACGATGGCACCGTTGGGCTTGATGATGCGCTCGTACTGCTCCCACAGCAGCGCCGGGTCTATCGCTACGTCCCACTTGTTCTGCGTGGTGCCGTATGGCAGGTCGCAGAAAATCAGGTCGATGCTTTCGTCCGGCAGCAGGCTCATGCCCTCGATGCAGTCGATGTGGTATATCTGGTTGGCCTCGATTTTCATAGTTATGTACCTACCAGCCGCCCCTGCTTCCACAGCTCGAAAGCAGACAGCCGGTTTCCTTGATTATTGAATATCTTGTGCATGCCGCAGGTGCACATGGCTCCATCGCTGCCGAAGTCGCTCTGTACCACCTGCATCTCCTTCCCGCACCGCGGGCAAATGACCTCGGCAGGTCTCACTTGGAAGCTGCCGCGCACGCAGTAGCACTCCTCGTCCTCGATATGGCTGCAGCATCCATGCTTGTCGAACACGCAGTTGTCGCATGGGAAATCGCTTTGCTGCTGCATCAAGTCGAACAACGTCAGCTGCTCCATGTATTTCACTCCTTGCGTTCAAAACAGCCTGTAATTGAGGATATAGTCGTCGTCAAGCATGCTCCACCGGAAGCTGCGGTCTCCGGGTATCAGCAGGCCGTCGTCTTCCATTTGGAAGCGCCTGTCGTAGTCGTGGACTGTGCGCCCGTCCGGGTGGAAGTTCACCGGGCTGTCGTTGTCCCACTTCAGCAGCAGCTTCCACAGCTCCGGATAGCTCCTGCGCAGTTCCCGGAGCTGGCTCACGCCCTGATTGTGGCACATCCAGCATCCGTCCCTGCAGCTCGTTTCATAGCTCGGTGCGAGGATGCCTTCGTATTGGCAGTGCAGCCCGCACAGGTCTTCCTCGATTCCAAACTCCACCAGCAGCGCACGCTTTCGCTCGTTCAGCTGGCTGAAGCGTCTCGGCTCGTCTGCTGCGATGCCGAGGTATTCCACGATATTTTTACCGCCCCTCGCGGTGGGGCTTTCAGAAAACGCGGGTTTTGAGCTTGGTGCACCAGTTCCCCTTCCGGTTGATGGACATGGGGAAGCCGTATATAGTCGATTTTGAGCTTTTTGCACCAGCTTCCGATTTGTGCAGGGAAACCTTGGATGCGGGTCTCGTGCTGCTCGTTTGAGGTCTGAGGAGCACCACTTCTGCCACAGTGTCGGAAATCCGAGTATCGTCCCTTGTTTCCAGCGTACCCCCCCCGCAGATTTCCGCTTGGGGATGTGATAGAACAGCTTCTCGTATGTGACCTTCTCTCCGTTCTTCATTGCGCACAGATGCTCCACCTCGATGCGATACTTGCGCCAGATGTACTCATCCGCCATTTCTTTGAACTTCACCATTTCCGGGTGTTCGCCCCGGATGGTGTCCGTTGCCCACACGTCCGTCGTCGTTATCCTATCGAGGCGCAGGCCGCGCGATACGATAACGTCCAGCATTTTCATGCTGTCTTTTCCGTGGCTGATGCGGGCGATGTATTGCAGCTGGTCGTTTTCGAGGTGGAGGCCTTCGCAGTTTTCGCCCGTCATGTCCTCACCCCTCGTATGGGCTTGGCAGGCTCCAGTCCCATGTAGTTCCGCCGCGCCATTCTGTCCGGAAGGTGTTCTGCAGGCCGTCTCCGGTGAAGTAGCAATACTCCTTCGGCAGCACACGCCCCACATCACTCTCTCCAGCCTTTTCCTGCTGCCAGCGAGCGATGACATCCAGCCCCAGTGCGTACAGCTCCGGCTCTACCGGGTGGCTCTCGCTGTATCCGTGGAACTGGCTGTCCTGCGTCGCCACTCCGATGATGTCGTCCGGCCACAGTCCACTCGTGTCGTCCACTCGGTTGAGGATGCACCAGACGACGGCAGCCTGCTCCGTGGCGGAGCACCCCCGCGCCTCGCCATAAACCGTCTTGGCGATGACTTCCGCCTCGGCGTTCCAGTTTTCCACAGGCTCCTGCGTTTCTGTGGATTCCTGAATTACGGCAGGGGGGGCGCTCACCGTGACGTGCTCATGCACCACGATTTCCATGGTTGGCACCGGTGCGGCAGCCTGCTGCTCCTGCCGGTTGCAGCTCATGGCTACCACCGCCGCCAGCAGCGCTGCCAGCAGTACCAGTGCGCCACCCTGAATAGCTCCGCGTCTCTGCGCCTCCAGCACGCGCTTTTGTGCCCGTCTCCGGCGCTCCCGGAACATATCCTCGCGCTCCACGGTGATGACATATCCCTGCTGGTACATCCTCTATTCCTCCTCAGTTGAACGGCAGCTCGCCGTCGTCTTCCATCTCGGAGAACTGCCCGCCGCCATACGGCTCGTAGCCACCGGCATCGTCGCGCTTGCTGTCTCCGAAGTAGATGTTATCCACCACGACCTCCGTGCTCTTCCGGGTCTGGTCGTGCTTGTCCTTCCATGTGCGGGTCTGCACCCTGCCTTCCACGACGGCCATGCGTCCCTTCCGGAAGTATTTGCAGATGAACTCCGCCGTGCCGCGCCACGCCACAAAATCCGGGAAGTCGGTGGCGCGCTTGCCGTTCTCGTCCGGCTTTCCGTCCCGCTCCACCGCCAACGTGAAGCTGCAGGTGGCGGTGCCGGATTGCGTCCGACGCAACTCAGGGTCTGCGGTGAAGCGCCCCATCAGGATGGTTTTATTCAGCATCCCGCTCGCCCTCCTTGCCCTTGGTAAATACGGTGTGGAATACGTCCAGCGCCACCATGTGGTGCAGCACCGGCTGTACCAACCTCCCGTACTGCGCTCGCACCGGTCCCGGCTGACCGTCGCAGGCTTTCTGGATAAAGGCATTCAGAGCCTTCTTCATCACCTCGAAGCACTGCTCCGGGCTGAATCGCGCCAGCATCCCCTCCAGCGCCCGCTCTTCATTTTTCTGCAGTTCTTTCATATTGCCTCCTATCAAAAGGGAAGAGGCGCGGCATCCATCAGGATACAGAAGCTGCTCACGACGACCTCCTGCACCGGCTCCGGCTCGTCCTCGTCGATGTAGTTCTTGCCGAACTCCAGACGGAACTCCTCGATGCTCCAGCCATTCTCCTGCATGGCCTTTCTCTGGCCGTATTCATGCAGGCGCTGCATGGTCTCTGCGTTGGCGTGCACCGCTTCGCTGCCGAAGATGTGGCAGCTGCCGTGGCACAGGTCTACGCATAGGCCGAGCTTTTCGCTCTTCTTGCGGTATGCGCCGCCGAAGATATGGTGCTTGTCCAGCGGGTCTGCGGTGCCGTTGCGCCCACAGAGCCAACAGCTTCTTCCCGTGTATGCCATGGTCTCCTCCTTACTGTGCAGGGACGTGGCGCTTGCAGCGTCCGTCGATGCCGGTGCCCTTGAACTTTCCCTTGTTTGCCCTCGCGCGGGCGGCAGCCAGCCGCGCCTTCTCGATGTCGTAGACGAATCTGCCGTTCTCGTCCAGCTCCTCCGTCATGCCGCGATTAAGCTCACGGTATACAGAGGTCTCGTGCAGTCCGACCTCTGCCGCAATGTCCGGCACTTTGTATCCGGCTGCATACAGCTTTGCGATTTCCATGCGTACCGCGTCATCCACGACCTTGTATTTCGTTCCGGTGCTCAACTTTCTCACTCCTTCCGCCCGTCTGAGCATAAAAAAATATCGCAAGTCGAGTTGGTTAAACTCTTCTTGCGATATATTTTACAGACTGCCATCGCAAAATGCAAT